TCTGTTAATTAAAACAGCAAGAGCGGCATGCTCGTCACCAACGTATGTAGCTGTACCTGAAACTGCTGCCTGGTTGTATGTTTCTTCAGTTGCCGCTAGGCTTCTTAAAGAACCAAGTACTTCCTGATCGATTTCAACAGTAATCTCTTGTGCAAGAGCAGCCATAATCTCTGCTTCAACATCTAAGCCGTGCATTGACTGTGCGTCTTGAGCGGCTTCAAATGTCCAACGAGCTGATAGCTTTCTGGTTTTAGCTTCAACAACTTGCTTTAAGATCTGAACGTTAATCTTACGTCCTGGTGAACCTTCAAGTGTTGCTGTGCTGTCTGCACGACCAGTTGTTGTTGAACCGGAGTATGCAGTAGCAATTTTGAATGGTGAAAGAGCTTCGTCACCAGCAGTTGTGTCTGTATCAAATGGCGCAGACGCTGTTGATGTTGCTGTTTCAGCATAACGTACACGTAATGTGTGAATTTGTGCAACTGGACCAGTCATTGGCTGTACACCAACGATTTCGTTGGCAATAACAGTTGGCATAACTCGTCTAATTACTGGAAGAATAACTCTGTTAAGAGTAGCAACGTTACCACTAGTTGTTGCACCGCCTGTTGCGGATTCTACCAAGTGCTTCTTTGTGTTTTCTAACACGGAAGCCATTGTTGTACGGCGAGAACCTTGTAAACCTTCTAACAGGGCATCTTTGGTCTCACCCCAACGGCCTTCTAGTAAATTATCTGACATTTCAGTTTTCTCCTAATAGTTTTACTAATTTATAGCCCTGCTAAACGCTTAATTTGGATAATATTGCTACCATCTTCCTTAACGACGTCTTTCGCAGTTTTATCACCAGTTACTTCTTTCTTATTCTCTGAAAGAACTTGCTTTGAGGCTTGTTCGATCTTTGAATTGTTAAGAACTGCTGGCAAATACTTGTCAAATGCAGACTGAAGTTTATCAGTATGCACGGATTCGAGTAAGTCACTCATTACAGTGGCCTTCTCTTTGTTTAATGTCTTAAGCAATCCATTGAGTGATTCTTTTCTCTCACTAGATTCCTTTATGACTTTAATTTCGCTGTCTTTAGATTCAACTAATTTCTTAGCATCCTCTTCTGCTTGTGTAGCTTCTGCAAGTTTTTCATCCTTCTCAGCAATAATGCTTTGAAGTTTTTTAATTTCCTTGTTCTCATTTAAGTGAGTACCAGCAAATTCACCTGCGAATGCTTCAAACAATCTACGTCCAAACATGTTCTCACGAGCAGTTTGAATGTCTTCCTTGAGTTGAGTTAACTCAGACTCTAGATTTTTAGCAACTGTTTCTTTAACTAAAGCTGAAGAACGAGCAACGAATTTAGTTTTAAGTTCATCTAACTTTTCCTTCGCACTGGAAACAAGTTTGACTTTGGTTTCAACAACGTCCTTCTTGTCCTGTTCGAATTCTTTAATTTCCTCAGCGAGTTGACGAATAACAAACTGCTCAACTTTAGCCATTGTACCGGCCATTGTCTTGCGGTCTTCACGTAACTCTTTGAGTTCATCAGTTAGTTTACCAACTAAGAAGCCTTTAAACTTTTCTGCTGTTTCAGACATCTTTGTGTTGTACTTAACTCTATCTTCTGCTAATCTCTTCTTGTCTTCAGCAAATTCCTGAAGCTCTTTAGTTAAGGATTCGTTGACCATTTTGTCTAAAGCCTCAACCATGACTGACTTGTCATGCTCATAGCGTTGTGCGAATTCCTCACGAAGTTCAGCACGTACAGTCTCTTTGGCTTCAGAAAGTTTTGCTTCCCAAGCCTCATTAATTGCAGTTTCTGTTTCTTCGTTTATAATTCCGCTATCTAGCAATGGTTTGATTGCTTCTAACATACGGATCTCCTAAATTTTTAAGTCCCTAATTAAGCGTGTTACTTGCTCTTTTAGGTACTTTTGTACTTTTTGATTTGCACTAGCATCTGCTGCCATTTCGAATACCTTGTGTCCATCTTTCATATTCATCAGCCCTTCGTACACTGCTGTTGGATATGCACTAGGAGCACTAGGCTGTGCAACTACATCCACCGTTACAATTTCAAAATCACTGACGTCTCCTGAAGATTCTGAGACCTGACCACTGCCTCTAGAGCTTACTCCAAGTTTAACGCCTGATTCTAACATGGTTTTTACTAACTGTCCCATTGGTGTTGGGAGCAGTTTTAACTTACCAAAACCGTTCGGGCCGTCCATCCACATTTCAGTAATCATGTGGCTAACACGATCTAAATTGATTTTCAAATCATCTGGGTGATCAACTTCGCCTAAGACGGAGTAACCACCCTTGATTTGTTCATTGATAGTGCTGACTGCATTAGAGATTTCTGAAACAGGATAAACTCTTTTATTTTCATTCTTAACACCACCCTGAATAAAAATACCCTTCATAAACATGTCCTTACCATCTTCAGAGCCCTCTGTTACCATACGAGCCGCATCAAATGTTAAGTGTTCTTTTAATAAAGCCATTCGTTTATCCTTAATTAAACTCTAATTACTCACCTTTTTTTGGTGCAGGTGCTTTTTCCATCGGTGCTTTACCACCAGCTGTATTCTTGTAGGCTTTACCTGGTGCTACTTTAGGTGTTGATCCACCTTTTTCTTCACCTGTAGAATCTACTGCTTTCCCGCCCATGTCGTTCTTACCTGCTACTGGAGATGTGTGAGCTTCTGAGTTGTTAGCAGGTTGTGCTACTTTGTCAACATACTCTTTAACAACTTCAGAGTCTTCAGACTCTTCCACTTCTTCTTCAGCTTCTTCAATGGCTTCGTCTTCTTCAACAGTTTCTTCAGATACTGCTTCTTCATCAGTCTCTGTTGCTTCCATTTCCATGTCCATGTCCATTTCAGGCTTCTCTTCACCGTCATCGTCCATCATAGAATCAAATTCAGCTTTGAGTTCGTCTAAAGCATCTTCCAAGTCCATAACTCTATCTTCGAGCTCTTCCTCTTCAGCTTCTTCACCTTCCTCTTCACCTTCTTCGTCGCCCATGTCAGGCATTTCCATGTCCATTTCGTCGTCTTCTTCACTGATACCTTCTTCATCAGCTTCGATGGCGTCTGACATGTCTTCTACTGATTCTTCTTCAGCAAAATCTTCTTCGTCAATTAGATTCTCATAGATGTCACGACTTGTTTCAACTACGATATCATGAAAGAGTTCTTTTGCTTTCTCTTCATCTTCGTTGATGATATAATCAATCAACTGTTCATACTTTGTACTCATGCGAAGTTACTCCTATAGTAGTATTATAGTAGTATTTAACGGAGGTGCAGAATTACACTGCAAAAAGGAGGGTTTTTGGGTGATTTTGATGTGAAAACACCAAAATTTGTTACCTTTTGCTAATTACATTGCCTGTGGTGCGGGCCTATATTGTTGCCTAACGTCGTTGATCTTTTTCTCTTTTTCTATTTTTTTAACGTCCCTGATATTTCTTAACTTGTTTAATTGTGCCAATGTGAGCCTAGTTTTACGCAAGTCACTTAGTTTATAGACGCTCTGGTCGTCGTTATTACTAGGATAACTTTCGTCTTCATGTTTATTTAAGAATTCGTTTAGTAACATAATAGTATTATTTATTATTCTCCGGGCGGAACAGGACTGGGCGTAGCACCGGGTGCCTCTGGTGCCATTGCATCTGCTTCGCCTTCCTCTGGCATTTCAGGTGGTTCTGCTGTCTCTAAGTCAGCATCAATACCTGCTGGTGTAACCCCTACACTACGTAGCCCAGCATCCATACCTGGTACAGCATCTGTGCCGTTTTCTTCTTTCCAGAGCTCTTCGTTCTCACGCATTTCTTCTTCACTGAGTCCCAAGAACCTTTGTAGTAAAAATCTTTTACTAAGGTATGGGGTCGCTTCTAAGTTAGCAAATGCATTAATGCGTGTGTTATCAAGTTCTGCCTGTCTGTTTCTACTAAAGTTTTGTGGTTCGTTAAAGTTTAAATCAAATAAACTGTTATCTACGTTAATACCACGCCAACGCATAAACATCTTAAACTCTTGATCAAGTTTTTCAGCGATCATGCGTTGCAGACGCTTACAGTACTGATTAAAGCGCCATTCTTGAATTAATGCTGTGCCAACTCGCCCATCGCTTACCGATTGACTGCCGTCTTCAGGACCTGTAGGCAAGTAACTGCTAGGGATACGCAACCCTCTAAACAACTTGTTTGTAAAGAATCGTAAGTCGTCAATCTCACCTAGGTTTTGCCCGCCTGGCAATGTTTCAACTTTAGATCCACGCCCTTCTGCTGTTTGCGGAAAGAAGTAGTCTTCGTTAATGCTCAGTGGGTTATATGTGGCGTCCATCATGTTAGTGCCACCACCAGTTTGTGTTGGGATTCTGCGCTGATGTATTTCATTTTTTACACGCTCAACAAACGCCATAGCCATGTGACTTGGCATATTACCTACGTCAACATAAAATACTCTACGCTCAGGGGCTCTTTGTACCCTGTATATAATAATAGCGTCTTCAAGTAGTTCTTTCTGCTTAAAGACTTTAAAAATATTCTCTAAAATGCTGTTTCCAAAGGGCCAATTAACATCTAAACCCTCTGTAAGACTAGTATGCACAACATGCTCTGCGTCAACAACTGACTCATTTTGTGCGTTACTAAAACGTGATCCACCACTGCCATAGGGTGCATTGGGCTGTATGTAACTGCCGTTAGGGCCGCCTACCTGAGGATGGTTAGTGTAAACATCACTGGTTGTGACTGCTGATACTGTTAAGTTTTGGAAGTTGGGGTTAAGATCCTTAACAACATATTGTTCTGGCTTCTTGCCATCGCTTTCGTTAACAATGACCTTAACTACTTTGGACATTTCTACCCAATACATTTCAAATGTTTCTGGGTCTCTTACAAATACTTGGTCGCCATACTTTAAAACGTTTCTAAACATCTTAAAGATACGTTGGTCTAGTTTATTTAGACTACACCAGTTTTGTAGTTGTTCTTTAATTATTTTAATTTCGCTGTCGCTAGGCTGATCTTTAAATGTGATATCAAAAGCAGTATTGTTTTCAATATTCTTTTGCGTACAGAACTCTGCAATTGTGTCTAGCGCCGCATTTACTTCTGAGTCCATGTCCATCTGCTCGTATTGAGTATAACGCTCAACACGATTTGG